GCCACCGAACCGCAGGAGGGCTTGAAGAGTGATGCTGCATGACGCGCGCAAACCCGCAGAAAACGGGACTCTTCAACAATTCAACTTTTCACGCGGGCGTATGCAGACGCCCGGGTGGGGGTGCGGGGGAGAGAGACCCTTTGAAGAGTTTGAAGAATTGAATAGTTATATTGATCAGATAGTTAGACCTCCTCCACCCCCCCGACTCTTCACCACTCTTCAAGAGCTCGGTCGGGGGAGGCAGGCATGAGCATGCCTGGCGCGCCCTTGCCGCCCCGCTCGTCCCTTGATCGCGGAAGCCGAAGCGCCACCACCGTGCCCGAGATGGAGATGCTGCGCCGCCGCGTCTGGCAGCAGCAGGGCGTCGTCTCGCTGCACCTCGAGGACATCACCGATCCCTGGCTGCGCCAGGCAATCCAGAACGAAGCCGTGCGCCGCTGGGGCCCTCGGCAGCAGGAGAAGACCCATGGCCGGTAAGCGCAAGGCGAAGTCCACGAAGCAGAAGGAATCGGTGGGCCCCTCGAAGTGGCGGCTCCAGCATGGCGGCTTCTCGGACCCGATCCGCGACGCGGATCCCGAGACGGGCAGCCCCGTGCAGCATCGCCGTGCCGTGGACACGCTGGGCATGATGCTGGCCAACGGGACCATCACTCAGCAGATGCACGACGCGGGTGGCTACTTCCGCGCCCTGTTCCGCAGCGCCGCCCTGGATGGCATGTCGAAGTCGGTGCTGGTCCGCCTGCCAGGCCAGACGGCCGACACCCTGTCCGACCACCACATGGACGCACGCCGCAAGATCGGGGCGGCCCTGGATGCCCTCGGCGGCCACGACAGTGCAGCGGGCTCCTGCGCGTGGCACGTCGTCGGCCTGGAGATGTCGGTGCGGGAGTGGGCGATGCGCCAGGGCTGGGGCGGACGCCCCGTGGCTCCTCCGCAGGCGCAGGGCATGCTGGTGGCGACGCTCAGCGTGCTGGCAGGGCACTTCGGGCTCGTGCCGCGGACACGGGCGGCGTGATGATCGGCGCGTCGATCGAAGAAAAATCGCACGAGCGAAGTCATGCGTAGTGCAGCGAAAGATTGTCGCGTTGCGCACCGAAATCCACACGGCCTATCATCTGGACACCTGGAAAGGGTGCGACCGCAGCGCGGCTCATGAGCCGCAGCGTCGCTCGATAGAGACAGTGGCTCGCGAGCCGATGGTTCCTTCCGGGCCCCGCTGTATGCGGGGGGCGGAAGCGCGCAACATCGCTAGCGCCAGGCCGAAAACATGGGTTGCGGTTTGCAGCCTTCGTCCGCGGCTTCAAATCGTTAGCTGCAAACCGATGCCGCGCCGCGGCCCTGCAAACCACCTGCAAACCGGATGGCATCATGACGCTCCCCTGGATGGCGGCGAAGATTGTGCTGCGTCCGGTGGCGGAGCTGCGCCCGCATGCCGGCAATGCTCGCGTCCACAGCGCCGAGCAGCTGGAGCAGATCAAGGCCAGCATGCTGGCCTTCGGCTTCACCAACCCGCTGCTGGTGGACGAGGACAGCGTGCTGATCGCCGGCCACGGTCGGCTTGAGGCGGCGTCCGCGCTCGGCATGGCCAAAGTGCCGGTGATCGTGCTGCGGCATCTGTCGGCGGCGCAGAAGGAGGCGCTGCGGCTCGCCGACAATCGCATCGCGGAGAACGCGACCTGGGACCAGGCGCTGCTGCGCGATGCGCTCGCCGCGGTGCAGGCGACGCAAGACATCGACCTCGCCGCGCTCGGCTTCTCGGCGGATGAGCTCGCGGACATCCTCGCGGCGGCTGGAGATGCCGTGTCCGACGGCGACGCGCCCGAGGCTCTGTCCGCGGATCCCGCCGAGGGGAGCGGCGCGACTGGCGCGGCGGGCACCGGGGAGGAGCCGGCAGACGATCCCGCCGATGCCGATCCGGAGGCGCCGCGCCAGGCCGTCACCCGACCGGGCGATCTCTGGCTGCTCGGCGAGCACCGCTTGCTCTGCGGCGACAGCACCGACGCCGCCAGCGTGGCGCGCGTCATGGGCGATGACCGTCCGGCGCTGTTGTTCACCTCCCCGCCCTATGGGAACCAGCGGGACTACACCACCGGCGGCGTCACGGATTGGGATGCGCTGATGCAGGGTGTGTTCCAGCATCTCGACGCGGCCATGCGACCCGATGGCCAGGTGCTGGTGAACCTTGGGCTGATCCATCGCGACAATGAATGGCAGCCCTATTGGTCCGGCTGGCTCGACTGGATGCGCGCCCGCGGTTGGCGCCGCTTCGGGCTCTACACCTGGGACCAGGGGCCGGGCCTGCCAGGCGACTGGAACGGGCGGCTTTCGCCCGCCTTCGAGCTCCTGTTTCACTTCAATCGCGAGGCCCGCCGCCCGAACAAGATCATCCCCTGCCGCTGGGCGGGGCACGTCAACTCGGAGAAGGGTGGGTTGCGCGCGAAGGACGGCACCGTCGGCGAATGGCAGCACGCCGGCCAAGGCGTCCAGGAAACCCGGATCCCGGACAACGTGCTGCGCATCACGCGGCACAAGGCCCGCGGCATCGAGACAGAGCATCCCGCGGTGTTTCCGGTCGCGCTGCCTGACTTCGTGATGCGTGCCTATGCCGATGAGGGCGACGTGGTGTTCGAGCCTTTCGCTGGCGCCGGCACCACCATTATCGCTGGCCAGCGCACCGGCCGCCACGTGCGGGGGATCGAGCTCGCGCCTGCCTATGTCGACCTGGCCGTGGCGCGGTGGCGGATGCTGCATTCCGACCTGCCGGTGACGCTGGCCGATGATGGGCGCGATTACGACACCGTGGCCGCGGCGCGGGTGGAGGTCACCGCCGATGCAGCGTGACCTCGTCGTCTCCGCGCTGCCGGTGGTGGCGCTGGTCCCCTATGCCGAGAACGCGCGCACGCATTCGCCGGCGCAGGTAGCGCAGATCGCTGCCTCCATCGCCGAGTTCGGCTTCGTGAACCCGGTGCTCGTCGACGCCGAGAGTGTGCTGATAGCGGGTCACGGCCGCGTCATGGCGGCGAAGCAGCTCGGGCTCGCCTCCGTGCCGGTCCTGCGGCTCGGCCATCTGTCGCCGGCGCAGGCGCGTGCCCTCCGCTTGGCGGACAACCAGATCGCGCTGAACTCCGGCTGGGACGAGGCGCTGCTGGCCGCCGAGATCGCGCGCATCAGGGACGAGGCGGTGGTCGACCTGGACGTGCTCGGCTTCTCCGGCATGGAGCTCGACCGGTTGCTGGCCGCAGCCGATGCCGGTCTCGGCGACGATGCCGACGAGGCGCCGCCGCCGCCGGTGGTGCCAGTGACGCGCGCCGGCGACGTCTGGCGCTGCGGCGAGCATCGGTTGCTGTGTGGCGATGCCACCCGGATCGAGGACGTGCAGCGCGCGCTCGGCGCTGGCCACCTCGCCGACATGGGTTTCGTCGATCCGCCCTACAACGTGGCCTACGAGGGCGGCACCGCCGCCAAGATGACCATCGCCAATGACGCGCTCGGCGGCAGCTTTCCCGAGTTCCTCCGTCCCGCGCTGGCCAATCTGCTCTCGGTCACCAAGGGCGCCTGCTACGTCTGCATGTCCTCCTCCGAATGGCCGACGCTGCATCGGGTCTGGCAGGAGGCGGGCGGCAAATGGTCCAGCACGATCATCTGGGCGAAGAACACCTTCGCGCTCGGGCGCGCCGACTACCACCAGCAGTTCGAGGCGATGCTCTATGGCTGGAAGGCCGGCGCGCAGCACTACTGGTGCGGCGCGCGAGACCAGGGGAACGTATGGCACTTCGACAAGCCGGCGCGGAACGACCTGCATCCCACCATGAAGCCGGTTGCACTGGTGGAGCGCGCCATCCGCAATAGCAGCAAGCCGCGCGACACCGTGCTGGACTGCTTCGGCGGCTCGGGCACCACCATGATCGCGGCGGAGCGCACGGGGCGGCGCGCCGTGCTGCTGGAGATCGATCCGGCCTATGCCGACGTCATCGTGCGCCGCTGGCAGGAGACGATCGGCGAAGCCGCGGTTCTGGAGGGTGATGATCGCATCTTTGCCGATGTCGCCGCGGCCCGCGGCATCGTCGATCATGGTGTGATCCAACCCGCCGAATCATAGCAATCTCACGACGCTGCATCTTGCTTGGCTCGTGCGTGGCACAGCGCGAATGGTCCGTCACACGCAGGGGATTCCCTGCCGCAACAGACGGAGACCAGCATGACGGACCGCACCGCCCGCGCAGCCCACAACCAGGAACGCAGCCTCGAAGCCTTCCTCGCCGAGAAGGCGCGCTTCGACGCGATGGTCGCCGAGCTTCAGCAGATGAGCGCGGACCACTTCGGCGCGGATCCCGAGACGGTGCTCTGGGGCGCGCATGCCAGCCTGCAGCACTGGAACAGCCTGCTGGCGCGGGTGACGGACTCCTACCTGAAGCGCGGCGAATGGGCCGAATGAAGCGGGCCACTCCCGCACCGCCCCGACCGGCAGCGCCGGCGGGGCTCCCGGCAGTAGGGGCCGATGACCGGCGCCCGGAACCGGAGACCACCACGATGACCAAGCTTTCCGACAGCCAGCGCGTGATCCTCAGCGCCGCTGCGCAGCACGAGATGGGCCTCGCCCGCGCGCCGAAGACCCTGCCCGCCGCGGCCCGCAACGCGGTGTTCCGCAGCCTGATCAAAAACAACCTGCTCACCGAGATCAACGCTCCGCGGGACTTCGTCGGGCTGGGCTGGCGCCAGGATGAGGACGGCACCTGGATCGTGGCGCGCATCACCGACGAGGGGCTGCGCGCCATCGGCATCGACCCGAACGAGGGCGACGCGGTGGCCGGCGAGCCCGACTGCTCCGGCATCGAGGGCAGCGTGCCCGACGCGGCGCCCGCGGGCGCGGACGACGCCGCCGAGGGGGATGCCCCCGCGGAGGAAGCCGAACCCGCCCAGGGCGTGCCCACACCCGCCCCGCGCGCGAGCCTGCGCGACGCCGCCGCGGCGGTTCTGACCGCCTGGGACGCCAGCCCGGCGCAAGACGCGACCGACAACCCGATCAGCCACGCCATCGAGGCCCTCCGTGCCGCCCTCGCCGGCAAGCCCGCTCGCGTCGCGCGCGAGCCCGGCGCCCCGCGGAAGCCGCGGGAGGGCACGAAGCAGGAGCAGGTTTTGGCCATGCTGCGCCGCCCGGAGGGCGCCACGGTCGCGCAGATCGCCCAGGCCACCGGCTGGGCACAGCACACGGTCCGCGGCTTCTTCGCGGGGCTGAAGAAGAAGGGCCACGCGGTCGAGGTGAAGTCGCGCGAGCGGATGGTCGGCCCGAACAAGACCGGCGCGAAGGGCTCCTTCACCATCTACGCCCTGGCGGAGTGAAGCATCTCAGCCACGCCACTGAACATGATCGGGAGCGCCGGGGATCATTCAGATTCCCGGCGCCTTATCGAGTTGGCTGCGCTCCGACACAGCGCGAATCGTCCGTCACGCGCAGGGCATCCCGCCCCGCCGAGACGGAGACGACGATGACCACCACCACCCTCCCGCACGAGACCGCCGAAGGCCCGCAGGATCGCGCCGCCTGGCAGCAGCTTCTCGCCACCGCGCCGCGCAGCACCGACAGCGTGGGCCGCGCGACGATCCAGGTCTGCACCCCCAGCGACGGGCGCGGGATTTACGCCACGGTGGACTACGCCACCTGGCAGGCTGAGAAGGAGGAGGGCTGATGTCCTCCGAACGCCGCTGGATCATCCTGGCGCAGGACGGCCGGCACGTGACCATGGGGCGCGCCGCACCGCCCAGCGCGGCGGAAGTCGAGGCGGCCGCCACGGCGCTCGCCGCGCAGGGTCTCGCCGGATGGCTGGCCACGCTGGATGGGAACTACTGGTCGCGCCGCCGCGTGGCCCTCGCCCCGCTGCAGACGCTCGGCGACGGCGCCACGCTGGATTGGCCCGCCGCCATCACCGCCTTTGAAGCCGCCCGTCAGCACGCACTGCGCCCCCGGTAAGCACCCGCGCAGTCCATACTCGTGCGGCGGGAGGTCGCCGCCATGCCGGAACTCACTGCCTCCACGCGTGAGGCCGCCCGTCGCCTCGGCGTCAGCGACACCGCCATCCACAAGGCCGAACGCGCGGGCCGCATCGCCCGCGAGCCGGACGGCCAGTGGGACATCGACAAGACTCGCCGCCGCCTGACCGAGACCGCCGATCCCACCCGCTCGCCCCTGGCCAACGGCGCGGGCGCGGACGGCACACCCTTCGCCCGGCTGAAGGTCGCGCAGCTCGCGCTGAAGGTGGAGGCGCAGCGCCTCTCGCTCGACGAGACCAAGCGCCGCCTGGTCGATGTCACTGAGGCCAACGCCGCGCTCGACGAGATCGGCAGCACCATGCGCGACGCGCTGCTGAACTGGCCCGCCCGCGTCTCAGGTCTGATCGCCGCCGAGATCAGCGTCGATCCGCATCTGCTGCAGACCATTCTGCAGAGCCACATCAACGACCTGCTGACGGAGGCGGCCGATCGCTTCGATCCAGCAGGCCTCGGAGGGGACCGCTCTTCGCAGCCGTGAGCATGTGCGCCGGCGTGTCGGCGCCATGCTCCGGCCGCCACCGCAGCTCACCGTCTCGGAATGGGCCGAGCGGCACCGCATGCTTGGCAGCCGCGCCTCCGCGGAACCCGGTCCCTGGCGCACCAGCCGCACGCCCTACCTGAAGGACGTGATGGACGCGCTCTCCGCGGTGCATCCCGCCCGCCGCGTCGTATTCATGAAGGGCGCGCAGGTCGGGGCCACGGAGAGCGGCAACAACTGGCTCGGCTACATCATGCACCACGTGCCGGCGCCCGCCCTGGCTGTGCAGCCAACCGTGGAGCTGGCCAAGCGCTTCTCGCGCCAGCGCATCGACCCGCTGCTGGAGGAAACGCCAGCCCTGCGAGAGCGGGTGGCGCCGGCGCGGGCGCGGGACAGCGGCAACACCATGCTGTCGAAGGAATTTCCCGGCGGCATCCTCGTGCTGACCGGTGCCAATAGCGCGGTTGGCCTGCGCTCGATGACCGCGCGGTTCCTGTTCCTCGACGAGGTGGACGCCTATCCCGGCGACGTCGCCGGCGAGGGTGATCCGATTGCCCTGGCTGAGGCCCGGGCCCGGACCTTTGGCTGGCGGCGCAAGGCCTTTCTGGTCAGCACGCCGACCATCGCCGGCCGCAGCCGGATCGAGCGGGAGTATCTGGCGAGCGACCAGCGACGGTTCTTCGTGCCGTGCACGGCCTGCGGTGAGATGCAGTGGCTGCGCTTCGAGCGGCTGCTTTGGGACAAGGGCGCGCCGGAGACGGCGCGGTATCACTGCACAGCTTGCGACCACCCCATGCAGGAGCACGACAAGACCGCGATGCTCGGCGGCGGCGAATGGCGCGCGACAGCGGAGGGCCAGGACCCGCACACCATCGGCTTCCACATCTCGGCTCTCTACTCGCCGGTGGGCTGGCTCTCCTGGGAGCAGATCGCCCGCGATTGGGAGGCCGCCCAGGGCAAGCCCGAGGACATCAAGACTTTTCGGAACACGGTGCTGGGCGAGACCTGGCAGGAGCAGGGCGAGGCGCCCGATTGGGAGCGCCTGGTCGAGCGCCGCGAGGATTTCGCCATGGGCGTCGTGCCTACGGGCGCTCTCGTCCTCACCGCCGGCGTCGACGTCCAGGACGATCGTCTCGAGTGCGACGTCTGGGGCTGGGCGGAGGGGTTCTCCTCCTGGCTCGTGGACCATGTGGTGATCCCCGGCAGCCCGCGGGATCGTGAGCCCTGGGACGAACTGGCGAAGCTGCTCGCCCGCGACTGGCCGCGCCAGGGCGGCGGTGCGATGCGCATCGCCCGCCTCTGCGTTGACACTGGCGGCCGGGACACGGCGGCGGTCTATGGCCACCTGCGGCGTCTGCGGGATCCGCGCATCGCGCCCACCAAAGGCATCGACGGCTGGAACCGGGCACAGCCGGTGCAGGGCCCGACGCCTGTGGATGCGCTCGTCAACGGCCAGAAGCTCCGCCGCGGCCTTAAGCTTTGGACGGTCTCGGTTTCGACCTGGAAGGCCGACCTCTATCGCCGGCTCTGGCTCGGCCGCGGCGACGCGGAGGAGCTTCCACCCGGTTGGGTGCATCTGCCGCGCGCGATCGACGTCGAATGGGTCAAGCAGCTGGTCGCGGAGCAGCTGCGCACCACGAAGGATCGCCGCGGCTTTGCGCGGCAGGAATGGGCCAAGCTGCGGGAACGCAACGAGGCGCTGGACTGCGCCGTGCTGGCCCGCGCCGCGCTCTGGCTGCTCGGCGCCGATCGTTATGGCGAGCAGTTCTGGGCGCGGCTGCGGGATGAGGCGGCGGATGCGCCGCTGCGGCCAAGCGAGGTTCCCGCCGCTGGGAATGTCGCTCCCCCATCGCCGACGTCGCAGGCCGCGGCGGTGCCGCCATCAGACGGCCAGCGCCCGCGGGGCTGGCTCGCGCCGCGCAATGGCTGGCTTCGCTGAGAGGAGGACGATCATGGACCCGACCGTCCTCGCCTGGGCGTTGGCGCAGCCTGCCGGCACCCGCGCCGCCGTCCTGGCCGCGGCCTTCACCGGCGGCACCACGCGCGTGACCTTCGATGGCCGAACCGTGGAGTACCGCTCCCTGGATGAGCTCGGCCGCGCGCTGTCTGTGCTCCATGCCGCCGAGAACACCGCCGCCCGCCGCCCCAGCGTGACCTTCGCCAGCTTCTCCCGCGAGGGCAGCAGGTGATGGGCCGTCTCCGCGATGCCTGGCACGCGCTCCGTGGCTATGCCGCCGCGCAGGACACTCGCGCCTCGAGCTGGGCGGCCTCCGGTAGCAGCGCCACGGCCGAGGTCGGCGCCGCGGGCCCCGCCGTGGCGCGGCGCGCCCGCGATGCCGTCCGCAACGATCCCTACGCCGCGCGCATCGTCGATCTCTGGACCGGCAATGCCGTCGGCGCCGGCATCACCACCCGCTGGCCGGACAAGCCGCACGCCGAGGCCTGGCGCCGCTGGTCCGACAGCACGGCCTGTGACGCCGAGGGCCGGCTCGACCTCTATGGCCTGCAGGCGCTGGTCATGCGCGCCGTGGTGGAGAGCGGCGAATGCTTCGTCCGCCTGCTGCCGGCCGACATCACGCCGGCCAACCCGATCGGGCTGCGGCTCCAGGTGCTGGAAAGCGATCACCTCGACACGGCTCGGCAGGGCGTCATCGAAGGCGTCCCCACCCTGCAGGGCATCGGCCTGGGCGAGGCTGGTGAGCCGGTCGGCTATTGGCTGCACCGCGTGCATCCCGGCGCGTCCTGGGTGCTGCCGGGCGGCGCCACTTGGCTGAGCAGCCAGCGCGTGCCGGCCCGCGACGTGCTCCACATCTACCGCAAGCGACGCCCCGGCCAGCTGCGTGACGTGTCGTGGCTCGCCCCGGTGCTGACCCGCCTGCGCGACCTCGGCGACTACGAGGCTGCGCTGCTGATGAAGGCCAAGATCGAGGCCTGCCTCGCCGCGGTGGTGTCCGAGGATGGCGATGAGACCATGACCGGCCCGGCGTCGGGCCTGCTGCGCGATGCGCAGGGCCGCACCGTCGAGAGCTTCGAGCCGGGCATGATCCTGTATCGCCGTGGCATGGGATCCGTGGAGGTGGTGAATCCCTCCGGCGGCGGATCGCACGCAGCCTTTGCGCGCCGCGCACTCGAAGCCTCCGCGGTTGGTACCGGCCTGACCTACGACCAGGTGGCCGGCGATCTGAGCCAGGCGAACTACTCCAGCCTGCGGGCCGGCAAGATCGAGTTCCGTCGCCTCTGCGAGCAGGTCCAGTACGGGATGCTGATCCCGATGCTGGTGCGGCCGATCGCGGACCGCTTCCACGCGCAGGGCGCGCTGCTCGGGATCTGGGGCGCGGATGTGCCGGAGGGCCTCTCGCACGTCCCGCCGGCGCACGAGATGATCGACCCGCTGAAAGACACGACGGCGCTCATCGCCCAGGTCCGGGCCGGCTTCGTGCCGCAGCCCGAGGCGGTCGGCGCCTTTGGCTACGACTTCCGCCAGGTCGTCGAGATGATCCGCGAGGCCAATGCGCTGCTCGACGAGGCCGGCCTCTCGCTCGACACCGATCCCCGCCGTGTCGCGAAGTCCGGCGCCGCCCAAGACGCCGCGCAGCTCGCCGCCATCGAAATCGCCGCCACCGGTGCCGCCAGCCCGCGCGCCGAGCCTGCCCCAGGAGCACAGCTATGATCGCAGGCGCCTACGACTGGACCGACGACATGCTCAAGATCAAGAGCATGCAGAAGAAGTTCCGCGACAGCTTCAACGGCACCGAGATCAACCCAGCGCGGTGGGAGATCGCGGCGACCGGCGGCGGCATCACCCTCACCGTGGCCGATGGCGCAGTCACCATCTCTACCGGCACCACGCTGGACGACGAGCTGACGCTCACAAGCCGCACCACCTTCACCATCCCGCTGCGGGTCATGGTGGCGGTGAATATGAGCCAGCGCATCGTCGGCCAGTCGGTGTGGCTCGAGCTCGTCAGCATCGATCCCACCACGGCGCAGCCGGACGGGCGCAGCGCGGCGGCCTGGCGGCTGGACGGGGCCAGCGCCACGCTGGCGAACTACGAGGTCCAGAGCGAGGGGGCGCCGCGGCTGGGCAGCACTTCCGGCAGCACCATTCCCACCACCGCGCCCGCGAGCTGGTCGGTGCTGGAACTCGAGCCGACCAACGACGAATGCTACTTCCATGGCCGCTTGCTCGACACCACGGCGGCGCGCTCGAACTCCTATGTCCGCCACCAGCAGATCCCGGAGCCGAATGCGCTGTATCGCTTTCGCATCCGTGTGCGGAACCGGCAGTTCATCAGCGGCATCTCGGCGGTGGCGAACAACGGCGGCGGCGCGGTGCGCATCACGCGCGCGGCGCATGGCTTTGCCACCAACGATGTGGTCACCGTCGCCGACGTCTCCGGCGTGCCCGGGGCGAATGGCAGCTTCACCATCACGGTGATCGATGCGAACAGCTTCGATCTGGTCGGCTCGACCTTCACCGGCGCCTATCTGAACACCGGCTGGGCCTCGGTCTCGCGCAACCTGGCGCCAGCCTCGAACACCGACATCAAGGTCCAGTTCGTCACCATCGCCGACTATGCCGAGCTGACGACGGAAATCACCGCCGGCCGCGGCCAGTCGGTTGCGGGCCAGGGGCTGGGCGTGAACGTCCTCAGCACCATCCCGCCGACGGTCACGCCGGTGGGCGGCCAGGCGCGCAACACCAGCGGCGCCGTGCCGGTCCTGGCCGCCACCGGCTATTCGGCCAACCCAGTCGCCGTTACCACGGCGCGGGGCGTCGATCTGCTGGCGACGCTGATCGGCGTACTGGTCACCAAGCCCTATGCCATCCCCGAGGCAGACTGGCAGTACGCCGCCGCCGCGGGTGGGATCATCAACACCACCGATGTGGTGCTCCGGGCGGCGGCCGCGGCCGGCATCCGCAACTACGTCACCTCGATCGACATCCGCAATGCGCACGCGACGGTCGCCACGGAGGTGGTGATCAAGGATGGCGCCACCGTGATCTGGCGGCAGCTGCTGCCGGCGGCGATGGCGGCTCCGGTGGAGATCACCTTTCCCACCCCACTGCGCGGCACCGCGGCCACGGCGATGAATGTCGCCTGCATCACCACAGGCGCCCAGGTCTACGTCAACGCACAGGGCTTCGCCGCGCCCTGATCGGCGCTGGCCAGGAGACTTCCTCATGACCGAACCGATCGAGCCGGCCGGGGGCAGCCCCGCGCCGGAGCAGGGACCTGTGCCCGATCGACTTCCCACCGCCGGGCAGTCGATCACCGCGTGCCGCGCCCTAGCCGCGCCGGTCACCGTCAATCGCGCGGCGCGCACCGTCGAGGTGGTGTGGAGTACTGGCGCGCGGGCCCGCAACTTCGTGCCGCCTTACGGGCCGATCCTCGAAGAGCTCGACATGGCGCCCTCCGCTGTGCGCATGGACGCGCTCCGCTCAGGCCGTGCGCCGGTGCTGGACACCCACCGGCGTGCTGGCACGCGTGACGTGCTGGGCCGCGTCACCACCGCCCGCCTCGAGGCCGGCCGCGGCTACGCCACGCTCCAGTTCAGCGGCGCCGATGACGTCGAGCCGGTCTGGCAGCGCGTCGCCGACGGCACGCTGCAGTCTGTCAGCGTCGGCTACCGGGTCCATCGCTACGAGCCCCGGCCCGACGCCACCACCGGCCAGACCATCCACCGCGCCGTGGATTGGGAGCCCTACGAGATCTCGATCGTGCCCGTCCCGGTGGACGCGGCTGCCGTCGTGCGTGGCGAGGGGGACCAGGGCGCCCCCGCCACCGCCATCGAACCCGCCCTGACCATCCCCGAGGATTCCTCCATGCCCGAGACGACGCCGGCTTCGCCGGATACCGCGCCGGCGCCGCCCGCGCCGCCCACCATCCCGCACCAGGAGGTCCCCGTGACCACGACGCCCGCCAGCACCCCGCCCACTGCGCCGCCCGAGCCGACACGCGGCATGCCGCCGGCCCCCGACCTCGAGGCCATCCGCGCCGAGGCGGAGCGCGCCGCTGTCGAGCGCATCGCTGGCTATGAGCCGGTGCTGGCCGCCGCCCGTGGCCTGGTCACCGCCGACATGCTCGACACCATGCGCGAGGCCGCCATCCGCGACCGCGTCTCGCCCGAGGTGCTGCGCGGCCGGCTGTGGGAGGCCTTCACCAGCGGCGCCGCGCGCCCCTCCCTGCCGGCGCGGCCGGAGACTGGACCGTCCAACGAGGACCCGTCGCAGCTCCTCGACGCGATGGCCGAGGCGCTCGCCGCCCGCACCATGCCCGGCTATCAGGCCCCCCCGACCGGCCGCCACACTGAGTTCCTGGGCTGGCGCCCCTCCGACATGATCGGGGAACTGCTCCGCGCCCGCGGCGAGCGCAACGTCCCGCGCAACCCGACCATCCTGGCCGAACGCGCCTTCCACACCACCAGCGACTTCCCCGCGCTGCTCTCGGCCGCGGCCAACAAGATGCTGCTGGCGGCCTACGCGCCGGCCGCACCCACCTACCGAACGCTGTTCCTCCGCCGCGATTTTCGGGACTTCAAGCCGCACCGCCACCTCCGCGTCGGCGACTTCCCCACGCTGCTGCCGCTCTCCGAGAACGGCGAGGTCCAGGCCGGCACCATGTCCGAGAGCCAGGAGCTGGTCTTCCTGCAGACCTTCGCGCGGCGCATCCGCGTCACCCGGCAGATGCTGGTGAATGACGACCTCGGCGCCTTCACCGACTTCGCCAGCATGATCGGCCGGCGCGTCGCCGACTTCGAGAACGCCACAGCCTATGCGCTGGTGAACAGCGCGGCCGGCGACGGGCCGACGCTCACCACCGGTGCTGCGGCGGTGTTCGGCACGGCAGCGGCGCGGGCCAACAAGGCGGGCGCCGGCACCGCGCTCGACCTGCCGAACCTGGCGCTCGGCCGTGCCGCGGTGATGCGCCAGAAGACCCTCGACGGTCTGCCCATCGCGGTCGGCGCGCAGATGCGCCTGCTGGTCGGGCCGAACCAGGAGCTCGCCGCGCGGCAGCTCACCGTCTCGGTGCAGGCGACGCAGACCTCCAACGCCAACGTCTACGCGGGCTTCGTGCAGCCGCTGGTCGAGCCGCTCATCCCGGCGAACCGCTGGTACCTGTTCTCGGACCCGCTGGCCGCGCCGGTCTACGTGTACGGCTACCTGAACGGCGCCGAAGGCCCGCAGGTCACCACCGGCAATGTCCAGGGCGTCGACGGCGTAGAGGTCAGCGTGATCTTCGACTTCGGCGTCGGCGCCATCGACTGGCGCGGCGCCTGGTTCAACCCGGGCACCTAATCCCGGCTCCTCCCTTCCATCATGAACCCATGCAGAGGGCGCCCCACCAGGCGCCTTCTGCGTTTCTGGAGACCTCATCCCCATGCGCAACTACGTGCAGCCGGGCGACAGCCTGGCGCTCGCCGTCCCCTATGCCGCCGGCGTCACCTCGGGTCAGGGCGTCCTGGTCGGCGCGCTCTTCGGCGTGGCCGCCGTCGACGGCGTGCAGAACGCCGTCATCGAATGCCAGACCAAGGGCGTCTTCGACATCACCAAGGAGCCGGCGCTGGCCATCACCGCCGGCGCCCGCCTCTTCTGGGACAACACCAACCGGCGCCTGACCACCACGGCGACCGGCAACTTCCAGGTGGGCCTCGCCACGGTGGCGGCGCTGGCGGCGGACACCACTGTCCGCGCCGTGCTGCTGCGCGTCCCGGCGTCCGGCGCATGAGCCTCGATCCGAAGGCCACGCGGGGCTATCGCAACCGCAACCCGGGCAACATCGAGCACGTCCCCGCCAACAAGTGGCAGGGGCTGGCCGATCCCCCCTCGGACGGGCGCTTCTGCCGCTTCACCAGCCATGAGTTCGGCATCCGCGCGCTGGCTGCGCTACTGGTCACCTACCAGGACCGGCACAAGCTGCGGACGCCGCGGGCGATCATCGAACGCTGGGCGCCCAAGGTGGAGAACGATACCGCGGCCTATGTCGCGGTGGTGGCGCGGCGGATCGGCGTCGGTCCGGACGAGGCGACCGACCTGCATCGGCACGATCACCTGCGCCCGCTGGTGGAGGCCATCATCCACCATGAATGCGCTGGCCTGACCTATCCGGCCGCGGTGATCGATCGGGCGTTGACGCTCGCCGGGGTGCCACCGGCGGCGCCGGTGACGCTGCGCGAGGTGGCCGCCATCACCGGAACTGGCCGCGGCGCGGCGCTGGTGGGCGCGGCGGGCATCGCCACCGCCGTGGCGCAGGCGGCCCCCGCCATCCAGGCGCTCGGCACACTGGCGCCGGCCGTTGCCATCGCGGTCATCTTGGCGGCGGTGGTCGGCGTGCTCGCCTGGCGGCTGCGGCGGCCGGCATGAGCGCCTTCGCCGCTGCCATGGACGCGCTGACCGCAGATCCGAACATCGGCACGGATGCGACCTATCGCGCGGGCGGGACCGGGGCGCCGGTCCTGCTCCGCGTGGTCCGCTCGGCGCCGGACCGGCTCGGCGACGCCTTCGGGACCAGCGTCATCCAGGCCAGCGACGTGCTGACCGTCGCCATTGCCGTGCTGCCCACCGTCGAGGCGGACGACACCTTCACTCTCGGGCCAGACACCCTGACCGTCCAGCACGCCGAACGGGACGCCGCGGGTATCGCCTTGCGCGTCTTCTGCCGCCGATAGGAGCTCCGCCATGATCGACCCCGAACGCATCGGCAGCATCGTCGGCGAGGCGCTGCTCGCCGGCGCCCTGGGTGCGCTCGGGGCGATGGCACGCTTCTCATCCGCCGACCGGCCGCTGCTCACGCGCGCCTATCTGCTGCACGCGCTGGCGGGCGGCAGCCTCGGCACGGGTGCCTGGCTCATTGCCCATGCGTTCGAGCTCGACGGCTGGTGGCTGTTTGCCGTGGCGTGGCTGGCCGGCACGCTGGGCTACGCGGCACTTCACGACCTGCTGCTGCGCATCCTCAGCCGCAAATTTGGCGGACGCTGATCCATGCGGCTCGGCGCCAGCATCGTCGGCGACCTGCGCAAGATGCTGGCCGATGAGGTGAAGGCGGGCGAGCGCGCGGCCATGACCGCGATCCGGGCCGAGACCGAGCAGGTGAAGGCCGAGCTGCGACGGCAGGTCACCACGGCCTTCTCGGGGAACGCGCGCGGCATCGCCAATGCCTGGCGGTCGATGATCTTCCCGCGGAGCGGGCAGTCGCTGCGGCCGGCGGGGCTGGTCTTCACCAAGGTGCCGAACGTCATCGACGCCTTCGAGCGTGGCGCGCTGATCCGCGCCAAGGGCGGCGGGAAGTTCCTCGCAATCCCGACCGGGTTCAACGCGGCCAGGGGACGGCGGGGGCGCGGCGAGAAGGGCATGCGAGTCACACCGGCGCAGATGGTCGCCTCCGGGCAGGCCTTCCTGCGGCCCTTCAAGTCGGGCCGGGGCTTCGTGTGGTGCCTGCCCCTGCGGCAGGGCGAGCAGACCGGGCGGCGGCGACGCACGCGATTGGTGGCGGGGGGTGTGACCGAGGTCGGCACGGCCAACCGCAAGGGGCGTGAGGCCTGGGCGCGGGGTCTGCTGGAACAGGGGATGGTGCCCATGTTTCTCCTGCTGCCCCAGGTGAAGCTCGCCAAGCGGCTCGACGTGCGCGGCGCGGCTGAGCGTGGGCTGCGACGCCTGCCGGGGCGGTTTGTCGCGGCCTGGGAACGCGAGAGCGGGAGGGCCGCGTGAGCGCGCGCGAGACCGCCATCGCGGCGCTGCACGATCGGCTGGTCGCGTCGCTCGCCGTTCGGAACCCCGCGCCGATCGTGCTGCGCGGCGAGACCATCCCGCAGCGAATTTCCGCCGGCGGGCTGGTGGTCATCCGCGACGGCGAGACGGTGGAGGAGACGCCGATCCTCTCCCCGCTCGCCTGGCAGATCGAGCATCGCGCCGAGGTCGAGATCACCGCCGCCGGCGCCACGCCCGCCGCGCGCAACACGCTGCTCGACGCGCTGGTGGTGGACATTGCCGCGGCCATCGCTGCCAACCGCACCCTCGGCGGCGCCGTCGAATGGGCACAGCCCGGCAGCGCGTTCTTTGAGGATGTCGAGTTCGAGGGCGCCGCCGCGGCCCGCGCCGCCGCCATCCCCGTCACCCTCTGGTTCACCGTCGTCGGCTCGCCGCTGGCCTGATCCCCCTCCAGGAGAACACCCATGCCCCGTGCTATCGGCGCGAACTGTCGCCTGCTCATGCTGCCCGAAGTCACCTACGGCACCGCCCCCGGCAGCAACTGGCGGCGCATGCCGTTCCTGTCCTGCGACCTCGGTGCTGAGCAGCCGCTGCTGGATGCCGACGTCATCGGCGTCGGCAGCAACCGCGATCCCGCCGCACCCTTCCTCGACACGGTGACGGTCGCCGGCCAGGCGGTGGTACCGGTGGACCTGATCAACATCGGGCACTGGCTGCGACTGCTGCTGGGCGCGCCGACCACCACCGGCACGACCAACTTCATCCACACCTTCGGATCGGGCGCCGCCTCGCTGCCGAGCAACGCGATGGAGATCGGCTATCCGGACGTGCCGTCCTTCGACGTCTGTACCGGCGTGCGCGCCGACACGCTGGAGCTGGACTTCACGCCGACCGGCGCGGCAACGGCCACCTTTGGGCTGCTGGGCCAGGGCTCGGTGCGCACGGGTGCGACGTCAGGCGGCACGCCGACCAGCGCGGCCTACACCGCTTTCAACAAGGCCCAGGGGTCCATCACCCGCAGCGGATCGGCGCTGGCGCAGGTCACCGGCGCTCGGCTCACCTACGCCAACGGTATGGAGGCGGTGCGCACTATCCGCGCCGATCGCCGTGTCGAGGGTGTGGACCCCGGCATCGCGCGCTGCACCGGCCAGATCACCGTGCGCTTCGAGAACACGACGCTGCTGGCCCAGGCGCAGGCCGGCACCTCGGCGGAATTCGCGCTGGCCTTTACGATCGATGCGAACCGTAGCCTGACGATCACCCTGCACGAGGTGTACCTGGCGCTGGCCAAGACACCGATCGAAGGGCCGGCAGGCGTCGAGGCCAGCTTCGATTTCCGCGCCGCGTTCAACGCGACGGCGACGCGGATGATGACGGCGGTGCTCCGGAACCAGCAGGCGGGCACTGAGTACGCGTGATCGCAACAGCAGCCGGGGGCAAGTCGAATTCGGGAGATAACCGATCGATTATGCCGATCTGAGTGCAGCGGGTCGGTAGATCAATTGTTAAACTGTCGGCATGCTGGTCTAATATGCTTGAGCATTCTCGAGGGTTTGCGGGGTCCGCA